GACGTCGGCCAGCCGCGCGGGTATTTCCAGGTGCGGCCCGGCGACTTACTAGTGCTGGGCGGTTCCCCCGCCTACGGCTGGACCGCCATGCGCGGCGACGGAGCGGTCTGGCGCTTTGACGTTTATGCCCCAAAACCCCACCAACGATAACGACCCCTACAATTACGAAAGCTACTGCCGCACCGTGGCGGAGCTTTTTCCGGGAACCACCCCGGCCACCAAGGAGCAATGGGAAGCGTTCAACCGCGACCTGGACCTTGGGGCCGGCTTGCCCGTCACCGAAACCTCAACCGACGACCTCAAAAGCCCCCTGGAACCGCAGGGTTGAATAACCCTGGCGTAAGCGGGTAAGCCCCGCTAAGATTGCCCCGTGTCAAAGGGACGCGGGGCCATCAGCCTCGATAGGGATAATTTCTACGCATTCGCCGGTAAGCCCCTCATCGCCACAAAAGATGAGGGGCTGCAGCACATCCGCCCTGCCCGTACCCAGGTCTACCTCATCGACCGGGTGATTGCGGGCCTTAAAAGGGGCATCCACACCTTCAAGGTGCTCAAATGCAGGCAGGCTTACGCTTCGACGGTCTGCCTGATCCTGGACCTCTACTGGTGCTTCAAGTTCGGGGGTGTGACCGGATCGATCATCGCCGACCACGGCGACCGCATGGCCGAGTTCCGCAAAATCATCGGCGACATGGTCGGGAGCCTGCCGGATGACCCGGATTGGCGCCAGCCGGTCGAAGACGACAACCGCTACATGATCGCGTTTGCCAACCGCTCTTCCCTGCGGTTTTGGAACGCGAACCAGAGGGAATCCGGCTCAACCGGCAAGCTCGGCAGGGGCGTGGGCGTGAACCTCATCCACGCGAGCGAGTGCGGGTTTTGGAAGAACCAGAGCGCCCTCGAATCCATCGCGGCCAGCATGTCCGACCGGTACGAACACCGGCTGTACCTCTGGGAGTCAACGGCCAACGGCTTCAACGTCTGGGCGAAAATGTGCGACGTCGCGCAAAAGAGCGTCACCGAGGAGCTGGTCTTCATCGGCTGGTGGCTTCAAGACGTTTATTCGGCTGAAGCCGGCTCGGACATCTTCAAGACCTATTGGGACAACCGGGTAAACGAGGACGAACGGCGGCGGATCGAAGCCGTGCAACGCCGGTTCGGCGTGACGGTAAGCCCCGAGCAGATCGCGTGGTACCGTTGGAAATTGGACACCCAATTCTTCGGCAACGAGGAGCAGATGTGGCAGGAGTTCCCCTGGACCCCGGAGGATGCGTTCCGGTACTCCGGCAGCAAGTTTGTGTCCGTCGCGGCCCTCAACAACGGTCGGGTCACGGCCGAAACCAACACCTTAAAAGCCCGTTATTTCCGGTTCCGGTTCTCGACCAAAATCGAAGACACCCAGGTGGAAGAGGTGGAGGGCGTGCCGGGTTACTACGACCTTTGCGCGTGGAGGCCGCCCAACCCCGGGGGCCCGGCCCAAGGCGTCATCTACGTGATGGGGGCCGACCCCAGCTATGGTTCCAACGAACGGAGCGACGAGGCCGTGATCCAGGTCGTGAGGTGTTACGCCGACAAACTGGAGCAGGTGGCCGAGTTCAGCATGAGGAACCTCCCCACCTACCAGCTCGCCTGGGTCTGCCTCATGCTGGCCGGGCTCTACCAGGTGAGCACGTTCAACCTTGAACTCCAGGGCGGGGGCATCACCGTCATGGACGAGGTTCGGCGCATCCAGCAGGACGGGGGTTTTGGCTACTCAAACCCGCTCCAGAAGCATTTCGAATCCCTGCAACACTTCATGTACCACCGGGCCGATTCCTTATCGGGCGCGGCCTGCGCGTGGCACACGAAGTCAACGACGGCCGAAACCCGGGAATCGAACTTAAACCGCTTGCGGGACTTCCTGGAGCGGGGCCTGATCGTGATCAACTCCGTGCCGCTCTTAGACGAGATGGCAACCCTGATGCGCGACTCCGATAGCGGCCAGATCGTCTGCCGCGACGAGCACGACCCCGACAATAGGTGCATGGCCATGGGCTTTGCGCTGGCGGCTTTCTGGGAGGTGGAGTACTACAACCTCAAGGGCACGCAATTTGATTGGGATCATTTCGCCGCGGAGCGGGCCACCTCGGACGCGGGCTACGTGACGGGCGAAGACCTCATTGCGGCCCGCGTGAACGCCTACATGCGGATGATCGCCAGAAAGCAGGGCGCGTTACGGCATTGACGAGCCAGGTAAGATCGGGTAAGACCGCACAAGGGTTCAAAGGGTATGGCGGTGAACAAAGAGTGGAGGTGCAACCCCTGTGAGCGGGATTTCGAAGGTGTTCTGGCTATCTGCCCGAAATGCGGGAAAATCGGCAAGCGTGCCTTCCGAACGGCTCCGGGGTTCAATTCGGGTCACGCCAAGCGGTGTGACGCCACCCTCGAGGATCAGTTCCGGAAGCGTGGCATTACCAATTTCACGAATGCCACCGGAACTCCTAAGGTCACGTTCCACAACGAAGTAAGCGACGGGGTTCACCAGTACGCCGAGGGCGGTGCGCCCGTTATGGCCGGGTGGGGCTCAAGCGCCACCGCCCAATTCCAGAAAGCCACGGGCTTTACCCCGCCCACCCCGCAGATCCCCCTAACCGACGTGGAAATGCCCGCAGGCGCCAAGGTGGGCAAGGGCGAGGTGGGCTTCAACTACAGCACCTCCGGGGCGTGTGACGCGAAGGGGTCGGTCACCAAACGGTTTTCGTGAAGCTCGAAACCGACAGCCGTAAACGGGAGAACCAGGCCAACGAAATCCTGGCCGTCTGCCAGTCGGACGTGGGCTCTCGAGCGGGCTTCTACCACAAGGCCCGGCAGTATTACCTGCACGGCACCTGGACCGGGAGCGATTGCCGCCACAACAAGATCAAGCCCATGGTGAACCGGGCTTCGAGCTTCCTGTACTCGGCCCGCGCGACCCGCTTCTGGCTCAACGTGCCCCAGGACGATGAAGACGAGCAGGCGATCGAGGAAAGCGAGGCTGCGGCCGAGGCTTTGGAAGAACGGTGGCGCGATTCGGGGCTGGACCTCCTTTTCGCCCAAGCCGTCAAGTGGGCCTTGATCTACGGGTGCGAGATCGTGCACCTGGCCAAGCAGCGCATGACCAACGGGGCCGTCTCCCTGGTCGGGCACCTGGTCCACCCGGGGACCTTCGGCGTGTGGAACCCCTCTGAGCCCGACATGCTTAAACAAGAGGCGGTGGCGATGACCTCGCTCATGTCGATGCCCGAGGTGCGCCGGTACATCCGGCACCTCTCCAACTCAGAGCAATTAGAGATCCTGGATAACCTCACCCAAGGCGGCAAGGGCGGCGAGCCCGGCAACCGGATCATGTTCGAGAGCGCCAACTCGGACGGTTCTTTCTCGGGGAGCGCGCCGGCCTTCGCCAACGCGCAATTTTCCTATGAGCCCCAGGTGGGCACCCCGCTCTACCAGCTCCACGACCTCTACGTTTGGGACGATGAGGGCGACGATTTCCGGGTGTTTACCCTCTGCGGGGGCCTGATCGTCCACGACCGGCCTTTGCGCGACATGAGCGTGCCGGGCCGGGTGCCTTTCGTCAAAGTCTGCCCGTACCCGCTCCCAGATTATTTTTGGGGCCTGTCCATGGTGGACGACTTAGAAAAACTCCAAGCGTGGTTCTCGCTTCGGGTGGACCAGCTTGACCGCATGATCGGCAAGATTTTGGACCCGCCCAAGGCGGCCTACGGGGTGGGGGCCTTGATGGAAGAAAAGCTGCGGGCCTTGAACATCGCGGGGGGCATCGCGGGCCTTCCCAACGCCCAGATCGCCAAGGTGGAGCAGTTTGCCCCCGACGTGCCAGATGCCGTCTTTGAGGTTTTAGAGCAGCTTGGGGGCTTTTTTATCGAGTCGGCGGGGATGCAGCCTTCCATGTTCGGAAAACAGGAGCCCGGCACCAGGACGGAGGGGATGCTCGCCAACGCCATGAGGGTGAGCGCCGCGGAGATCCGCGAAGTGGCGATGACGGTCGAAAGCCGGGTGGAAGAAACCGGCGACATGCTCTGGCGGCACATGCGCCACTACCAGCATGAACCGCTGGTGGCCCGCATCCAGGACAAGAACCCGATGCAGCCGGCCGCGCCCCGCAAATTCCTGGCGATGGATTTCCCGGAAGACGCCCGCGTGGAGGTGGACGGGCATTCTTCAAGCCCGCTCTTTGTGGAGGATCACGCCACGGAAGTTCAGGCCGCCTTCCGCATGGGCGCGATCGACCAGCAGACCGCGCTGGAGGCGTTGCCCTTCCCGCTCAAGAGCAAGGCCCTGCACCGGCTTTCCCGAGTTTTGGCGTGGAAGCAGATCGGAGAGGCGATTGCCAAAGCCCAGCAAGCCGCCAAACGGGGCGGAAAACAGCAGGGCCAATAGGAAAGCTGCTTGACTTTCAAGGTAACTTGAAGGTAAAGGCAGCTTAAGGATCGCCGTGGGAGGGCCACGGAAATCCGTTTAACGCTAGCTAATGGGGGTTAAAGATGAACCTTCCCGAATTTCGGAAGCATCGTCGTGGCCGCCGGAAGTAAGCGTACAGGGTAATTAGGGTGGCTGACGACAGTGTGGATGACGGTGGGGAGGATTCCCCATCAGCAGCAAGCCCGCCAGCTTCTCCGGTTCCCGGCGCAACGCCGGTCGCAGCAGGAGGGGCAGGGGGGCCTAACGCCAACCTGCCCCCTAGCTCCGGGGCGTCCGCCGTGCCCGTCCCCGCCTTGGGCCGCATCGCCCAGGGCCGCGAAATGGTCAAGAACGCCCAGAAGCTCCTGGAGACGTCCCTCGTCATGTTGGACGCCGACCCCAAGGCCAAGGACACGGTTTTCAAAGTCCTCCAGCTCCTCCACAAGCAATTCATGGGGGAACAGAAAGACGGCGGCGACCTCATGAATTTGATGCGGCGGGCCATGGCTCAAAAAGCGATGGGCGGCCCGCCCCAAGGGGCACCTGGCCCGGTCGGGCCGATGCCGCAACCACCGCCCGGACCCATCCCGGCAATCAGAGCAGGATAACTTATGGCCACAAGACCTTCAGGCGGCGGAAGCATCCGCAAGCCCACCGACGAAAACCAAGAGACTTCAGACCAGCTTCACCCGCCCGTTTTCCCGGACATCGCCAAGTGGCAGAAGGAC